GTAAATGATGGCAAAGAATTAAAAGTGGAGGGGTAAAAATGAGTAAAGCATTGGATATGGCAAGAGAACTGGTTAAGAAGCTGGAAGAAGAGGAAAAACAGCCAAAAGTGCAGCTTTTAACTTTGAATCCGGGAAATGTATTCAAAATTGGAGAGCATGATTTTATTGTACTGATGCAGTGCAGAGAGGAAACAGCAGTAATTTCCAAAGGATTCATGGCTGAAAATGTGAAATTTGATGAGGATTCGAGAAACTATAAAGAGTCAAATCTGAAAAAGGTTATCGAGAATCTGATCCAGCCGGTTATTGAGAAGGAAGTCGGATCAAAAAACCTTATTGAGCATGAGGTTGATCTGACAAGTGTAGATATGCAGGATGAGTTCGGAGGATTCAAGTGCAAAGTCAGACCAATCACATTCGAAGAAGCCAGACTGTACAACAATTTACTGGTTAATAAAAACCTTAATGATTGGTGGTGGACATGCACACCTTGGAGCACAGAAGACAGAGGATGGAAATATTCAATTACCGTTGTTGCTCCGTCCGGCTATGTCGTCGACGACTATTGCGACGGCGGCTTCGGTGTTCGCCCGTTTTGTATCTTAAAATCTAATATCTTTGTATCGAAGGGAGAATGAAAATGGGATTAACAATGAAAGCATTGCAGGAACAGATTGATGTGTTAAAAAAAGAAATGGAAGAGCTGAGAAGCGGCCAGAAAGTAGAATGCAACAAGAAATTTTCCAAATTTCTTACTATTGGTGAAACATTTGAACTGGCAGGAGTTAATTGGAAGATTATTGATATCACGAGTGATGGTTATGTTTGTCTGTCTGATTCTATAGGTGAAATGAAATTCAGCTCTGAAAACAATGACTGGAGAACCAGCAATCTTCGAAAATATTTGAATGAAGAATTTTTGAAAAAGATGGAATCAGAAATCGGGACAGGTAATCTGATCAAATTTGAGAGAAGCCTTCTTTCTTTGGACGGTCAGACGGAGTACGGAACATGTGATGATAAAGTTTCACTTTTGACAGTGGATGAGTACCGGAAATACAGAAAGCTCATTCCAAATACAGACGATTGGTTCTGGTTGATTTCTCCGTGGAGTACACCTTGCAATGGCTTCAACAACAGTGTTACCGTTGTTGCTCCGTCCGGCTATGTCAGCAGCTACAGTTACTACGGCAGCTACGGTGTGCGCCCGTTCTGTATCTTTTCTTCTGCAATCTTTGAATCAGAGGAAAAATAAATGCCAGAAACAGAACTGAAAGTAATTCTGAAAGCAAAAGATCTGGCAGAGCATACTTTGAGAGTGACATCGAATTGCAACCGGTATCCTAAAAAGTATAGATTTTCATTGGTGGACAAGATGCAGAATAAAGCACTTGAAATTTATGAATATTTGTACGAAGCCAACCGGACAGATTTGAAAAATTTTAAAAAGGAGCGATCAGAGTTACAGACAAAAGCAATCACAAATTGCGATGAATTGTTGTTTTATATCGAATTATCAATGAAACTTAATATTATCAGCATGGAAAGCACGGAGTATTGGTCGAAAATGGTGTCCGATATAAAACATATGGCGATTGCATGGAGAACCAAAGATAAAGGACGATAAAATTATAGGTTATGCGCTGTTTAAACCGTTGTTGCTCCATCCGGCAATATCAACAACAACAATTACAACAACAGCAACGGTGTTCGCCCATTCTGTATCAAACAGGCAGTTAGAGTAGGCAATAAGCCGAAATCAGAGAAAGATACAAAAAAGTGCATGACCTTCTCGAATAGGGTAAATACAAAGGAATTTTTACAATGGATAAAGATGTTATATGCAGCTATGAAAATCTGTATAAGGCATACCGGAAGGCTAAAACTGGAAAAGGTTTTAATGGAAGTTGTGCAAAATTTCAGACTATGAATCTGGAAGGGCTTCACTTATTGAAAGAACAACTGGAAAATCAGACATACCGGTTGAATCCGTACAATGAATTTAAGGTTTACGAACCGAAAGAAAGAGTGATTAAATCGTGTTCTTTCAAAGATAAAATAGTCCAGCATTGCTTATGTGATGAAATTCTGCATCCTGAATTAAAGGATCGCTTTATTAAGACGAATTATGCCGGGCAGAAGTGGAAAGGTACTCATTTTGGAATGGATTGCTTGAAAGAGCAAATGATTGATTTTTATAAGGAACATGGGCTTGACGGCTGGATTCTCAAATGCGATATTAAGAAGTTTTTCTACCAGATAGACCATGAGATTCTGAAAAGGATTGTTGATTATCACTTTCTTGATGAGTACACCAAGTGGTTGAATCACCTGTTTATTGACAGCACAGAAGGTCTGGGGCTTCCACTAGGGAATCAGGTAGCTCAGGTATATGCACTTCTGATGCTAGATGGTATGGATCACTTCATTACCGAAACACTTGGAATTTCCAGATATGGAAGATACATGGATGATTTTTACCTGATTTATACAGATAAAGAGTATTTGAAGTTTTGCTTGGAGCAGATTCGAGATTTTCTTGGAAGTCTGGGACTTGAATTGAATGGAAAGACACAGATTGTCCCATTCAAATGCGGAATAGCATTTACAGGTTTTCATCACTACGTAACATTAGACGGAAAATACATAAGAAAATTGAGTGGCACAAACAAACGAAAGATGCGTAAGAAAATCAGAAAATGGTCAGAACTGGTTAGATCCGGGAAAATGAAGGAAGAAAAATTTTTTGAGAAGTACAACTCTTGGAAAAACCATGCATTACATGGAAATTGCATTAAGTTGTGCCACTCGATGGATTTATATGTAAAAGAATTATTGGAGGAATAAGTAAATTATGGCAGATACACAGGTAGCAGTAACAGAGGAAAAGAGAGAAGTATCAAGAAATAAAGTGACGGATTACAGCCTTGGAATTTTTGGAACGTCCGATAACTTCATTATGGCTATGCAGATGGCAAAAGCATTGTCAAGCTCAACCATAGTGCCACAAACGTTCCAGAGAAATGAAGCAAACTGTCTGATTGCCATTGAACAGGCGCAGAGATTACACGTAAGTCCACTTATGGTAATGCAGAATCTTAATGTGATTCAGGGAAGACCGTCATGGAGTTCCAAGTTTTTGATTGCTGCGATCAATAACAGCGGAAAATTTGATACAGAATTACAGTTCGAGGAGAAAAAGGGCAAGGATGGAAAGCCATTTTCTTGCACAGCATGGGTAATGAAGAATGGTAGAAAAGTTGAAGGTATGACGGTTGACATGGACATGGCTAGAGCAGAGGGATGGCTTGGCAAAAACGGAAGTAAATGGAAAACCATGCCACAGCTGATGCTTCGTTACAGAGCGGCATCTTTCTTTTCCAGTCTTAATTGCCCGGAACTGACTATGGGTCTGTACACAAAAGAAGAGATTATTGACGGTGATTTCAAAGAATACAAGATCGAAGATGTACAGGAGCAGGCTCATGAAGAGATCGTTCAGAATGCAAATTCTATGGATTTTGAACCGGAAGAAACCGCTGGAACAGTGACCGAACCGGACGGGCAGCAGGCAATGCCGGAATTCATGCAGGAGGGATAAGATGAGAGCGATTTCACAGGATGGAACGATGGATGTTCCATATGAAAATTTTGTGTTTGGAATAACTTTAGATAATTATATATCGGCGGTTATAAATACAGCAGTAAGACCAACTGAAGTCGTGAATGGAATTATGGCTAAATATTCATCCAGAGAAAAAGCACTGAAAGCCATGGAAATGCTGAGAAAAGCATGGTTAGGAGAAAGTGTAGAGTTTGAAAACGGATTTTACCATAAAAATTGCGTTTTCCGGTTTCCGGCAGACGATGAGGTGTAAGTATGACTCTTAAAGAACGGGTGATCGTAGAAGCCTACACAGGTTACTGTATGACAACAGGCGAGGAAAGAGAAGAACTCTATAAATACATAGCAAATACTATGGGCAGACCGATTTTTTCCCATGAACTTGCAGATGAAGAAATCATAAGTGAGTTGCATGATAAAGTTAAAACGGATTTTATCAGGCTTTGCAGAGGAGAGGATGTGTAGGTATGAGACAGAATCCATGCAGGTATTGCTCATCGTCAGTGGATATAAAAGGGAAGCATTTCGCAGGTTTTTCGGAAAAATGTTGTGAATGTGATTACAGGAAGCAACACATGGAATATCTGAAAAAGAATCGGAAATTTGAGGAAGGCGAACCAATAACAAGCCTTGAAGAATTGCTGAAACAGGAATGGGTTATGTGGTATCACAACACAAAGCATATTGAAGTGATTAAGCATACTCAACTTTCAACCGTTTTGAAGTGGCTTGATAATGGCGCTTTTCATAAGGCTATCAGGAAGGAAAGCGAGAAGGAAGCATGATACTGAAAACTGTAGCAAGTGGAAGCACTGGTAATTGCTATTTGCTCATTGCAAACAGCGGGGAAAAACTAATTCTGGATTGTGGAGCACTAGCAAAGGAAATCAAGAAAGGGCTGAACTGGGAAATTAGAAATGTTTCCGGGTGCGTTGTTACACATCAACATGGGGATCATGCGTGCTCAGCCAAGTATCTTTCTAATATCGGAATACCAGTATTTGCTCCTGGTTTAGGAGATGCTTCTGCAAACTTCAAGGGAGAATGGATTATCAGAGTCTTTGAATTGACAACGGTGGATGGCAAATGGACTCATACAAACGGTGATGGTTCTGAATGCCCGTGTTACGGTTTTTGGATTCATCACCCAGAGATGGGGACAATGATTTATGCAACTGACACAGAACTGATTAAGTGGCGGTTCAAAAATGTAAATCACATTCTACTTGGTGTTAATTATGACCCGGAATTGTTATACGGTGACGATGCAAAGAAAAACCATGTTGTCCTGGGACACATGAGCATTGACACGGCTTGCGAATTTGTGAAAGCCAATGTATCAGATCAGTTGCAGAACGTTATTATGTGCCATTTATCAAAAGAAAATGCAGATGCCGGTAAATTCATTGAAAAGATGAAAAAAACCGTTCCAAACGTCAATGTGTGCGTTGCGGAGCCTGGCATGGAATTAGAATTAAGAAATCCGGGTAAATGCCCGTTTTAGAAAGGTGGAATGACTTATTAATAAAGTAATTTTAACAGGTAGATTCGTGAAAGACCCTGACGTTAGATACTCAAACGGAGAGAAAACAACTGCGGTTGCGAGATTTACCATGGCAGTAGACAGGAGATTCAAAGGTGATGGAAACCCGACAGCTGATTTTATCAACTGTGTAGCGTTCGGAAAATCCGGGGAGTTTATCGAAAAATACTTCCGTAGAGGTATGAAAGCTAATATTTGCGGACGGATTCAGACCGGTTCTTATACGAACAAGGACGGAAACAAGGTATACACAACGGATGTTCTGGTGGAAGAGATTGAGTTTGGCGAAAGCAAAAACAGCAATCAGAAGAGTGCAGCTCCGGCTAATCCAAGTAATGCAGTTAATCCAATGACTGATGAAAACGGTTTCATGAACATCCCAGATGGAATTGACGAAGAGCTACCGTTTGCCTGATAGAGAGGGTGAGAAAATGAAAAAATTTGAACTTACAGCAGAATATGTGACCAATATTTTTGGAAAGAAATTATTTAGAATCAAGGCTCTTGTGGAATTTGGAAATGTGAAAGAAGGAGACCTCGGAGGATTTGTAGAGAAAGAAAGTAACATTGATGATGACGGCAATGCATGGGTCTCCGGCAATGCACAAGTTTTCGGCAATGCAAAGATCTCCGGCAATGCACAAGTCTATGGAAATGCAAAGGTTTTCGGGAATGCATGGGTCTTCGGGAATGCATGGATCTCTGGAAATGCACAGGTCTATGGAAATGCATGTGTCGCTGGAAGTGTACAGATATCCGAAAATGCACAGGTATACGGAAATGCATGGATCTCTGGAAATGCACAGGTCTATGGAAATGCATGTGTCGCCGAAAATCTGGATTATGCAATAGTCGGAGGGTTTGGCAGCGAGCAGCAGACAATTACATTCTTCTGCCAGAAAGACGGATCTGTGGGAGCCAAATGCGGATTCTTTTACGGAACACTGGAAGAATTTCGAGAAAAGGTACTGGAAACTCATGGGGAAAGCAAATACGCACAGGAATACCTGATGATCGCAGATCTGATGGAATTACATTTTGCAGGAGGTTCCAATGACACAGAAGATGGTGAGAACCAGTAACTCATTCTGCCGTCAATGTGCCTATGGGATAGACATGGGCGGAAAGACAAGGGTTGACTGCAATTATTATCTGGACACAGGTCAGCGGCGGAATTGTGATGTAGGCTGGTGCGACAAGTACCAGCCGAGAAAGAGGAAGAAGAAATGAAAGTAATAGACAGATTGACCGAATACGTTGATGATCGGCATTTCCGAGTTGTCGGTTCTAAGGTCATTAGATGCCGAAAACCTCGGATCACGCAGGTTATTGATACGGCTCTGGCAAAGCTATTTGAGCTGGAAGAAGTTGGAGCGGACTATAAATTTACATATACCATTTGCGGTATATGTGACATGGAATACCGAGATCCGGTGAATGCGCCGTTTGCGTATTGCCCGTATTGCGGCAGCAAAAGAGGAGTGAAAAGTCATGGCTAAAGCAGTATTGGTTATGGATATGCCGGAATCGTGTTTTGGCTGTAATTTATGTCATATTGACTATGAGGAAGACAGAGCAACATGTCAGGCATATGAGGCAGCAAAAGAAGTTGATTCTGACACATTTGAAAAGCCAGAGTGGTGTCCGCTTCGGAAGTTACCAGAGAAAGTAAATCATCCTGATTATTGTGATAATGGACGATATGATAAGGGCTGGAATGCCTGCTTAGATGAAATTTTAAAGTGAATTGAAAGGAGTAAGAGGTTTGCTGGCCAGCGTGAAAGAGCTCTTTACTCCAAGAAAAAATGGAATCAGTACAAGAAAGAATGGAACGGCTGGGAACGTATGAAAAAATAGCATCGTTTATGCAGAAGGAAAAACAGCCGTATGAATTTAAGCGGAAATACGCACAGATCCGGGCAGAGGAATTTGCCACGGAATGTGACGGACGAGGATTGAATTATCATGTATCGGTTGGCGGACTGGACAGCATTGTTTTGTACCTGTTTTTACATGAGGTCTGCCATATCAATGCACCGGGCGTGAGTGCATCCATGCTGGAGGACAAGTCAATCCAGAGGGTGCATAGAGCACTGGGGATCATCCGAGTACCACCGCTGAGAAGAGATGATGGGAAGCTCTGGACGAAAGCTAGGGTGATACAGGAATTTGGATTTCCGGTGATATCAAAGGAAGTGGCAGCGAAGATTGAGCTGCTGCAGAACCCATCAGAGAAGAATAAGACAGTCCGGCATGCCATCATAACTGGTGAAACCGGAGAATATGGTGGCTGGCAAAAAGACTCCAACATGAAGCTGAAACAGCGGTGGCTGGAGTTGTTCGGAGGATACGAAAACGAGAATGAAGGTTGCAATTATCAGAAGCCGGATTTCCTGGTATCTTCCAAGTGCTGCTATTACCTCAAAGAGAAGAACTGTGATAACTGGGGAAAGGAACATAACAGTGTCCCGTTCCTGGGCCTTATGGCATCCGAGGGCGGCAGACGGGCCAAGAGCCTGCGGATGAATGGGTGCAACTATTTTGGAAAATCAACCATCAGATCAGCACCGTTTGCAATCTTCCACAGACAAGATATTTTGACCCTGGCACTGGAGATGGACCAGATGTGGAAAGATGGATTGAAAGAAAAGTACCATGAAAAGCTTCTGGAGGAAGAAAAGATTGCAGAGAGCTTCCAGATGCCGGACAGTATTATTCCAGAGATCTATGGAACCATTGAAAAGAAACCAGACGGAACACTGTATACCACAAAGGCACAGCGTACCGGTTGTTCAATGTGTGGATTCGGAATCCACATGGAGAAAAGACCTCACCGGTTCGATATGTTGTACAAGGAAAATCCGAAAGAATGGGATTACCTGATGTTCCATATGTGCAAGGATCAGGCCGGGAACGATTACGGCTGGGCGAAGGTACTTGATTATATCGGCGTTGATTGGGATCCGACAACCATTGGCGGAAACTGTAAGGGACAGATAAGTTTGCCGTTGGATCAGATGAAGTGAGGTATAGATGACAGACGAGGAAAAGTTAGAACGATATGAAAAAATGAATACTGGAATTAAACCCAAATATCACAAAGGAAATCATATTAAAGATTGGTGGACATGTGGGCAATGCGGAGCAACGGTGCCCTGCGGTGTAATAGCTGATTTTTGTATGAGTTGTGGATATAGGATTAAATGGGATCATCCCAGATGTTTAACGGGGATAGACGTAGAATAGAAGAAAGGAGCCGAGACTCTGGCCAGAGTGAAGCATATGCGGTCTCCTGAGAAAATAATATGAGCAAATCAAGATACACAAAAACCAAAGCAGCAGGACAGCTGGTAGGTATGAGCAGATACGGGAAGCAGTTCGGGCAGCAGGCACATTTAGTGCCTACTGAGAACCGGCAGATGAGGAGAATGCGAAAAGATGATTCACGGTGAGTTGATTATTGATTGTTTCGCTGGAGGCGGCGGAGCCAGTGTAGGAATAGAAATGGCACTGGGAAGACAGGTTGATATAGCTGTAAACCATGATCCGCAGGCTATACGGATGCACGTTGTAAATCATCCAGATACATTGCACCTCACTGAAGATATTTTCAAGGTTGACCTGCAAAAGTATGTGGGCAATCGACATGTGGCTCTTATGTGGGCGAGTCCTGATTGCACACATTTCAGCAAGGCAAAAGGCAAGAAACCATTGAGAAAGGAAATTCGCATACTCCCTATGGCAATTGTGAAGCATGCCAAAATTCTGAAACCTGATGTAGTCATCATGGAAAATGTGGAGGAGATCAGGCAGTGGGGAAAATTAAACCGGAAGGGTCGCCCAATTGAAAGCGAAAAAGGAAAGCTGTATAAAAACTTTTTGAAAAAGATGTACCTTGCCGGATACTTGCAGATCGAAACCAGAGAGCTTGTGGCAGCAGATTACGGAGCACCTACAACCAGGAAAAGATGGTATGCAATCTTCAGGAGGGATGGAAGACCGATTTCTTGGCCGGAGCCAACGTACAGTAAAACCGGCGAACAGTTTCCAAAATGGAAAG